GTAATAACAAGAAACGGAATTAAATATCCTTTAAATGAATCAATAGGTGCATTTGGGTGTGATCCTTACGATATATCTGGAACAGTTGACAAGAGAGGTTCAAAAGGCTCTTTACATGGTTTAACTAAGTTTTCAATGACAGACACACCTCCAAACCATTTTTTCTTAGAATATATAGCAAGGCCTCAAACAGCTGAAATATTTTTTGAAGACGTACTCATGGCTTGTGTATTTTATGGAATGCCGATACTAGCAGAAAACAATAAACCAAGATTATTGTATCATTTTAAAAGAAGAGGTTATAGAGGTTTTTCAATGAACAGGCCTGATAGAAAAAGAAATAAATTATCTGTAACAGAAAGAGAACTAGGCGGTATACCAAATTCTAGTGAAGATATAAAACAAGCGCATGCTGCCGCTATAGAGTCTTACATAGAAGACTTTGTTGGTTTAAAAGAAACAGGTTATGGCGATATGTATTTTCAAAAAACATTAGAAGATTGGTCTCAGTTCAATATAAACAACAGAACAAAACACGATGCTTCAATAAGCTCTGGCTTAGCATTAATGGCTTGTAATAAACATAGGTATTCACCAAGCGCTCCAATAAAATTAAAATCTGTAGATTTAGGTATTAAAAAATATGACAACAAAGGTGCGGTGTCAAAAATAATAAGTTAAATGAATATATACACTAATACTAGAAGTTCATTTCCTAGCCAAGTTGTTAGTGAGGAAGTTAAATCAAGTTTAGACTATGGAAAGCAAGTTGCTCAAGCCATAGAGGGCGAGTGGTTTGACCAAGGTAGAACAACAGGCAATAGATATTTAACTAATTGGAATAATTTCAACCAATTAAGACTTTATGCTCGAGGCGAGCAAAGTGTTCAAAAATACAAAGATGAACTTTCTATAAATGGAGATTTATCTTATCTTAATTTAGACTGGACACCTGTGCCTATTTTGTCTAAATTTGTAGATATTGTAGTAAACGGTATTTCTTCTAAGTCTTACGATATAAAAGCCTATGCTCAAGATCCAGAATCTGTAGTAAAAAGAACTACATACGCTTCTAAGCTTTATGAAGATATGATCTCGCAAGATTATCTATCTATTTTACAAGAAACACTAGGTATTGACGCATACCAATCGCCAAGCAAAGAAGTTGTTCCAGAGTCGAAAGAAGAATTAGAACTCCATATGCAGTTGAGTTATAAGCAATCTATTGAAATAGCAGAAGAAGAAGCTATATCAAGTATTATGGCTCAAAATAAATATCATTTAACACGAAGAAGACTAAACATGGATTTAGCCGTTTGTGGTATTTCTGCTGTTAAAACTAATTTTAATGTAGCTAATGGAGTTACTATAGAATATGTTGACCCTGCTTACATGGTTTATTCTTACACAGAAGATCCTAATTTTGAAGACATATATTACGTCGGTGAAGTAAAGTCTATCACTATACCTGAGCTCAAAAAAGAGTTTCCAAATATATCAGAAGAAGAGCTTGAAAAAATTCAAAGCATGCCAGGAAATAAATCTTATATTACTGGTTATGGAAACTACGACAACAATACAGTTCAAGTTTTATATTTTGACTACAAAACATATCATAATCAAGTTTTCAAAATTAAGCAAACAGAGCAAGGTTTATTAAAAGCTATTGAAAAACCAGACACTTTCAATCCGCCAGAAAGCGACATGTTTGAAAAAGTATCAAGATCAATAGAAGTTTTATATAGCGGTGCTAAAGTATTAGGAACAGAAACAATGCTTAAGTGGGAATTGGCAGAAAATATGTCTAGGCCAATGTCAGATACTACTAAAGTAAGGATGAATTACGCCATATGTGCGCCTAGAATCTACAAGGGTAGAATTGAGTCTTTGGTTGGTAGATGCACTGGTTTTGCAGATATGATACAATTAACACATTTAAAACTTCAACAAGTAATTTCTCGCATGGTTCCTGATGGTGTTTATTTGGACATGGACGGTTTAGCAGAAGTTGATTTAGGTAACGGTACTAATTATAATCCAGCCGAAGCTTTAAATATGTATTTTCAAACTGGTTCTGTAATCGGTAGATCTTTAACTCAAGACGGTGAAATGAACGCCGGAAAAGTACCTGTTCAAGAACTGCAAAGCGGAAGTGGTAACGCTAAGATACAAAGCCTTATTGCAACATATCAATATTATCTTCAAATGATAAGAGATGTGACGGGATTAAACGAGGCTAGAGACGGTAGTTTACCAGACAGAAACACTTTAGTAGGATTACAAAAGCTAGCTGCTAATGCTTCAAATACAGCCACTAAGCATATAACTCAAGCGGGTATGTACTTGACTTTGCGTATAGCTGAGAACGTTACTTTAAAAATAGCAGACGCTTTAGAATTTCCTCTTACAAGATCATCACTGCAAAGTTCTATTTCAACTTTCAATGTAAAAACTTTAGAAGAAATTATAAAACTAAACGTACATGACTTTGGTATATTTTTAGAACTTGAACCAGAAGAAGAAGAGCAAGCTCAATTAGAGGCGAATATTCAAGCCTCTATTCAGCAAGGTGGTATAAATCTTGAAGACGCTATAGATTTAAGACAAATAAAAAATCTTAAACTAGCTAATCAAATGCTTAAGATAAAAAGAAATCAAAAGCAAATTAAAGATCAACAAGCTCAACAAGCTAATATAGCTGCTCAAGCAGAAGCTCAAGCTCAAACAGCAGAAAGAACAGCAATGGCAGAAGTAGAAAAACAACAAGCTATTACATCTACTAAAGTTGACTTTGAGCAATCTAAAAGCCAAATGGAAATTCAACGTATGAATACTCAAACCCAACTAGACATGCAAAAAATGGCTAAAAAATTTGAGTACGATAGACAGTTGAAACAAATGGAAGTAGATTCTATTGGTTCTAAAGAACAAATGATAGAAGACAGAAAAGACAAGCGTGTAAAGATGGAAGGCACGCAGCAGAGTGAAATGATAAGTCAAAGAAAAAACGATGGCTTACCAATTGATTTTGAAAATCAACCCGATATGGGCGCGTTTATGTAAACGTTTAATTATTTAATTATATTATATTATGTCAGAACAAACACAAGAAGCTGTAAAGCAAGAAGGTGATTTTAAAATTAAAAAGAAAACACCTAAAAAATTTAACGAAACTAAGGATAATATTACAAAAGTAAATGTTAATCCTAAAGAACCTTTGATCGAACTAGAACCAGAGGTTAAAAAAATAGTAATTCCAAAACAAAAAGAAAAAGAAGATGCCATTCAAGTCGGAGAAACAAAGGAGGTATCTGTGGAAGAACCATCCGGAGATAGCACAACGGTGGGAGAACCTGTACAAAAGTCCAACGAGACTACTGAAGGGTTTTCTCCGATCCAAGAAGTAACTGAAGAAGAAGTAATAACTAAAGCTGAAGTTAAAGAAGCTATAAGAGATGAAAAAGTATTAGGTAAGCCTTTGCCTGAAAATATTGAAAAGCTAGTCGCTTTCATGGAAGATACTGGTGGTACAATAGAAGATTATACTCGTCTAAATGCTGATTATAGCAACGTAGACGATAAAACTCTCATAAAAGAGTATTACAAAAAAAATAAACCTTATTTAGATTCTGAAGATTTAGATCTTCTTTTAGAAGATTTTGATTACGATGAAGACATAGATGAGGAAAGAGACGTAAGAAAAAAGAAACTTGCGTTCAAAGAAGAAGTTGCAAAAGCCAAAAGCTTTTTAGAAGAAACCAAGAGTAAATATTACGACGAGATCAAGTTGAGACCGGGCGTTACTCAGGAACAACAAAAAGCTATGGATTTTTTCAATAGATACAATAAGGAGCAAAAACAAGCTGAGCAACAGCATCAAGTATTTGTAGATAATACAAAAAAACTTTTTAGTGATGATTTCAAAGGTTTTGATATCAATGTTGGTGAAAAGAAATATAAGTATAATATACAAAACAAAGATAAAGTTGCAGAAAATCAGTCTAATATAACTAACCTCGTTGGAAAGTTTCTAAACGAAAATGGTGATGTTGTTGATCACACTGGTTATCATAAAGCTATTTATGCTGCTGAAAATGTAGATAAGATTGCCGCTCATTTTTATGAGCAAGGAAAAGCAGACGCTGTGAAAGACGTTGTAAACAAATCAAAAAACTTGAGTGACACTAAAGCTAGGACTACTCAAGGTGATGTGTTTATTAACGGGTTTAAAGTCAAAGCTATTTCAGGTGCTGATTCTACAAAACTTAAAATAAAAACTAAAAAATTTAACTAATAAAAACTTAAAATTATGAGTTTAACTCCTCAATTTGGCACTATTGTGCCAAGTCAAAGACAAGAGCTACTTAACAGTAACTTCTTGAAATTTAACGACGGTGGTGCTGGAAACACTGACACATTTACTCAGCAGTATTTACCTGAAGTTTATGAGCAGGAAGTAGAGCGTTATGGAAACAGAACGCTATCTGGGTTCTTGCGAATGGTTGGCGCTGAAATGCCAATGACATCTGATCAAGTTATTTGGTCTGAGCAAAATAGATTGCACATTGCATATGATGGTGTTTCCGCTAACGGTGCTGGAACAATTCTTACTGTTGCGCCTGGTGCTACACAAGCTACTATTACTAACGTTATTTCTGTAAATGATACTGTTGTTGTTTTAGACCCTGCTACAGGTGCTGAAGGAAAAGCGATTGTATCTGCTAGCGTACCTGGTTCTACTGTAGGACCTGTTGCTGGTACTATTACAGTAATTCCTTTTGACGGTAACGCTTTTACTGTTGCTAATGGATTTACTGCTACAGGATTAAAAGTATTTGTTTATGGATCTGCTTATTCAAAAGGAGCAAACACAGCAGGTACTGGATTGAACGCTGTAAGACAAAGCGTAGAACCTGCTTTCACACAATTTTCAAACACACCTATCATTATTAGAAACCAATACGTAGTTAATGGTTCTGATATGGCTCAAATTGGTTGGGTTGAAGTTGCTACTGAAGACGGTGCTTCTGGATATTTATGGTACTTAAAAGCCGAGTCTGAAACAAGACTACGTTTTGAAGATTACCTAGAAATGTCTATGGTAGAAGGTGAACTAAATGCTTCTGGAGACGCTACGTATACCGCGGCTTTGATTCCAGGAACTGAAGGTTTATTTGCTGCTATTGAGAATAGAGGTAACGTACAAGTAGGATTTACTGCTGCTGCTGGTATCGATGATTTTGATGCTATTTTGAAAAACTTAGATACTCAAGGCGCTATTGAAGAAAATATGCTTTTCTTACAAAGACAAACAGCTCTTGATTTTGATGATATGCTAGCTGCAATCTCTGGTGGAACTGCCGGTGGTACTGCTTTTGGTTTATTTGAAAACTCAGAAGAAATGGCATTGAACCTAGGATTCAGCGGTTTCCGAAGAGGATCTTACGATTTCTACAAAACTGATTGGAAATACTTAAACGATGCTTCAACTCGTGGTGCTATCGATGGAATTAATTCTATTGAAGGCGTATTGATACCAGCTGGAACATCTACAGTATACGATCAAGTATTAGGAACTAACATCCGTAGACCTTTCCTACACGTGCGATACAGAGCTTCACAGGCTGATGATCGACGTATGAAGTCTTGGTTGACTGGTTCTGCTGGTGGTGCATTTACATCTACTCTTGATGCTATGGAAGTAAACTTCCTATCTGAAAGATGTTTAGTTGTACAAGCCGCTAACAACTTTGTATTATTCAAAGGAGTGTAATTACTTCTTAAATTAAATCTTAGGGTCACAACGTGAGAGTGGCCCTAGGATTTTTTATTAACTATTTAATTTTATTATATTATGGCTAAAAAAGCTACAGCAGAAACAA